CAGGTCAGACCTATATTCTAGAGTGTAAGAATCGCAAGTCACTGAATCTTCCTGCCTTCTGGGACGAAGCACAGGTAGAAGCAAAGAACTATGCGAAGGCACGGGGGATGGTTGCGACTCCTCCTGCCTTCGTTATAGTCAAACGCAGACAACACGGAGTAGAGAAGGCTTGGGTTATCCAAGACCTTGATCAATGGTTAGTAGAAAGGACAAGCAATGCCAGTACCACAAGGACAGATAACAAGTAGTGAAGGTTGGAGTACACCACAGGTGGAAGAACCAAAAGAAGAAGTAGTAGCAGAAGAGAAGCCAAAGACTAGAAAGAAGAAACCAGAATGATTTGCGATGACTGCAGTGTTGGTGGTGACTTCAACTCGCAGGGTAAGTATGAGAAATCAGAAGAGTTGCACGGGTACTGCAAAGGAGACTGCGGATGTCAGCACAAGACTGGTCCAGGGTGGTACGTAAGAAGAGGATCAAAGGCACCGCCGATGCAGACTCAATCCCCGTAGCAGTAATCGTTTCTTATTATGGTGGGGAAGTAAGAGAAGGCAAAAGCGCTAGTGTCAAGTGTTGTATCCACGATGACTCACGGCGTAGTGCAGTAATGAATACGTATGACAACTTATATTTCTGTCATACCTGTGGTAAGGGTGGGTCATCTGTCGCTATTGTGATGGAGAAGGAGAATCTGGAGTTCAAAGATGCAGTCAAACGAGCAGTCGAAATTGTTACTGGAAGCGGTCACACGTTACAGTCAAAGCATAGACGAGGCAACCGTAGCCTATCTAGAAGGACGTGGGATATCTAAGGATGTAGCACAAGCCTTTATGCTCGGAACAGTTATTGATCCCTCACCTGGTCACGAGCAGTTTGAAGGGTGGCTATCCATTCCTTATATCACCGCGCTTGGAATTGCAACGAGTGTAAAGTTTAGAAGATTAGATGATGGCAAGCCTAAGTACGGACAACCAACAGGGCAGAAACTACACCTGTATAACGTGGTTGATGTAACCCAAGACAGTCACCACATTGTGGTCTGTGAAGGTGAGTTAGATACTGTGATTATCTCAGGAGTGCTAGGTATCCCAGCAGTGGGAGTGCCAGGAGTAGCGGCGTGGAAACCGTACTACACCAAGTTATTGACGGGCTTTGATACCGTCTATGTTGTCGGAGACAACGATCTAAAAGAGGATGGGACTAACCCAGGAGCAGAGTTTTCTAAGCGTGTGGCGAGTGAAGTTATCAACTCGCAGATAGTACAATTACCACTAGGTATGGATATCAATGAGTTTTATTTACAACACGGACCAGAAGAACTATCAACCCTATTAGGAGGAGCGAGATGAATGAGCAAGAAAAAGGATCTCCAAGAGGCAGCCAGATTATTGATGGATATGGGGATGATAATAGTTTCGATAGATTACAAGGCTGGTACGATAACTTGTCAGCCGATTCCCGTAAGAAAATAAATGATGAGTTCATCACCGATGTCTGGAGAATCCTTGACGGAGCAGGAAATCTGCTCATCCGCAAGCATCACGATTACGGCCCGAAGAACATCGCTCACAGTCCAGGTGGTCCACTCAACGGACTCCGCGTGCGAATGTGGGACAAAGTGGCTCGGATCAATAACCTCCTTGATAGCAAGGTCGCTCCCTCTAACGAGTCACTCCGAGACTCCTTCATAGATCTACTGAACTATTCTGCTATTGCAATTATGGTGCTGGATAAGAAGTGGCCTGAACTACCGAATGACTGAGAAGTATTCGTGGTACAAAGCAGATCAACGCCGTAAAGAAATTGCTAGAAACAAACGTGATAAGGCTGACCGATACGTAGATGAGATGAATAAGAGAGCCAATGACAAATCAACTACATCCAATACTCGATGACCTCGTTCCCTCTGTGGTGACCACCATTCACCGCAGGTTTCGGGCATACACCGAACGCGGTGACCTCCTCCAAGAGGCGTGGGCTTTTGTCTTATCTCGTGCTGACCACTTTAACGAGGTCCTCTCTGATGAGAATGAGGTTCAGCGTAAGTGGAATGAGAAGAAGGTAGCGTGGCAGATACGCAGGAACTTAGAACGCTATGCTCGTAAAGAAAAAGCAACCAAGTCTGGATATCAGATCAACGATGAGGCGTACTACGACACAGTTACTATCGCCCAACTTTTACCTTTTGTAATCAAGAGTGTTATCAGTGACACCGCGTTAGAACAGAGCCAGATACTTGTCAATGATGGTACTCCTCGCAAACCATCTGCCCCTGCTGAAGGTGGCAACCTGCTGGCTATGCTGGTAGATATTAAGAAGGCTTATGAGAAGTTAGATAAGTACGACCAAGATATTCTGCGCCTTCGCTACCACGACAACCTCACTCTCCAACTCATCTCTGAATACTTAGAGTGTGCTATCTCTACTGTTGATCGTAAATGTACCCAAGCCCTACGCAAACTACAAAACAATATCGGAGGCGATTCACCTTGGCAATAGTCATACAACTTTCCCAAGCGGAGGTGAGAGTATGCGCTCTCATCGCCGTTGAACGTTGGCTAGTCAAGTTCGGTTCAGAAGATAGACCGAACTACGCTGCTGGTAAAAAGTTCGGTAAGTTAGAACCAGAGATTAACGCAAACATCAGAGCCAACGTTGCTGAGTGGGCAGTCGCTCGCCATTACAACCTCGGCTGGAATATGCCTTGGTATCCCAACGACCTACACAAGGCACGCAAGAACATCTCTGACGTGGGCGACCTTGAGGTTCGCACGATCAGAACGCAGAGCGCTATCCCCTTCTGGAAGAAGGACGCAGGGCGCACTATCGTAGGTGCGAAGGTCCTCGATGATGAATACTATTCCTTGGTAGAAATCTATGGCAAGTTTCAGGCTGATGATTATATGAATGATGAGTTCGCCGATCCTTCTATTGAAGGCTGGCGCGTTCCTGTTGATAGGTTAGAAGTGTGAAGTACGAATACGAATGTCCTGCCTGTGGCAACGTGCTTATGATTATCAGATCTATCCACGATATTGAGGTGGATTATGACTGCCCTCAATGCGGTTCAACTGTCAATAGAAAGTATGAAGCCCCCGCGATCTCTTTCAAGGGCGGAGGCTTCTACTCAACCGATAAAGGTTAGTCCTTCTTCATTCTTTCTTTTTCAACGTCACACTCAGACCCAGCAAACTCTGGGTCGTACCCGTAGCAACGATGACAGAAGCAATATCTCTTGCTCCATCTATGATTACAGCACTCCATTTATGACTGCCCCTTCACTAGCCATTCACGGCACTCTCGCAATGTCTTGAACTCTGCTCGGAACTGCCAACCAGCAGAGTGCCAACAAGAGATGTTCCATATCTTTGTCTCTGGAAGATAGTCAATACAGTAGTTCTTGTATTGGTAACTTCCTCTCTTTATTTTCTTTAGTTTCATACTTATCCTTTCGACCACAAACTTTGTGGCTCAAGGAGTAGTATAGCAAAGGCTTATCTAACAGTTGATTAGTTTTGATCTAACTTGAACGGCGACACTCCCGAAAAGCAATACGACTTGACAAAGTAAATCACTAACAATTCGTTGTCAGAAAATAAGAAAGCCCCGCACAAGGCAGGGCAGTCTTACGCTGACTCGAAAGGATAAGGAACGGGTCAGCAGTCCTTCATCTTAGTAGTGTTTGTGGGTAAGAGCAAATCGGTAAGCCTTACAAGGTGTTCCATAACGTTTATCAATGTAACGTAAGCCTCGCAGTATTTGGAGTTCAGGTCTTCGACTTCTCTCTCCAAGGAGTTGAGCAATTCCGAAAGCGCTTGATCGTGGGTTCTGGGCGTAGTGATCAAACCTGCTCTCTTTGGTCCATAAAGCGAGAAGGCATTCCCACTCTCTTCCTCTCCAACCAAACGCAACCCAAGCATATTCTTTTGCGGTCCTTTTATTTTCACGCTTCTCCTCCCACGTTGCTTTTGTTCTGCTCATCTGCGTTGGCTTGCTCAGATCTATATGGACTGTCTTGTCTATGTGAAGGTAGGTAAAAGCCAGAGTCATTAGCGGTAGCACCACTAATATCCAGCCACGCTTTTCCATTAGCCTCATCAGATAGCCTCTCTTCTTCCAAGATTTCCTTGAATTGGTCGGGGTACTGCTGGGCTAGGCGAGTCATCGCTCGCCCTCTCGCCCGTTGATAGTTGCGTAGCCAGACTGCTCGCTTACGCGCCATCTGCTCTCGCTTATCTAGGTTCATTGAGTTTATCCTCCCACACAATTAGCAGGTAGGCAATTATGGTCATCGCTATTACGCCTAAGAAGATCATTTGCTCGCCTCCTCATACTGCTTGAATAGGTAATAACTGTCGTGGATACAGTAGTCTTTAGTTCTCTTTCTGTAATGGCGAGAGTATCCACAGGCACAGATACTATACTGAGGGATAGGTGTAGCCTCCCAATAATGCTCGTGAGTCATCGCGCCTTCTCCCTCTCACTTGTAATCGTAGCCAGCACTAGGGCGGTTACTTCTATCTTGTCGGTGACCAGCACGGGTTCTTCGATATCTTCCTCATTCCATACCGATACAAAGATAGAGTTATCTAAGCCTCGTCTAAACCACTCCACCGCATCGGTTACGCTCGCCCCTCCCCACGCAATATCTCCCTTGCGATCCATTACCTCATAGAAATTAGTCAGTTTCACTTGCCTTCTCCTCCTTGTAGTTGATTAGGTTTAGTTCATTCAGGGCATTGACCATACGGATCAGGTTCTCCCCTGCCCTCTTGCTATCTCCCTCTACCATTTGCTTGACCGCAAGGTCACGGCATAGGTCTGCCTTTGCTTGATAGTATTCCTTGTTCATAGTGCTTCCTCCATTTGTCTGCCGTTCTCCATTACTTCTAGATAGTGCTTACCCTCTTCTTCGTAGTAGTCATACTCGGTTGTATAACCCAACACCCAGCGACACCCTCCCATTTCTGAAATAGCATCTAGTATTTCACTATAAAAGTCACCTTCCCACCACTTACCTTCCATAGTTTCTACTGTTATTCCTTTTACTAGGCACGCATAATTATCAACAGGAGAGGTGAATAGCACCCCGTCTGCCTGTTGATCTAACTTTATTCTTGCCCAATAAACCCCTCCGTCAGGGTATTCTCTATATCCTTTATTCATTGTCCTATCCTTTCATTGTTACAGTTGTCACAGAGGTATGTTCCTCCGCTTGGTATGTATCTCCATTGTTTATACTCTAGCCCTCGCCCACACCCGTCACAGAAAGTAAAGGGTTTAGGTTCTGCCTTGCTATCTTCCTCACCGCAGGGTGTTTCAGCGTGTTTCGTCATAGCCCACCCAGAGAAAGACCAACCGCACACTCCACACTTAGGCATTGACTTCCTCCTTATCTACTACCCAATTAGCCACAGTTTCAATGGCATCTTGAACTGTGTGATAGACCTCGCCTGTGTATTCGTTACTTGTTTCATCATAGACTTCAAACCAAGAGTTGTTGATCCACTCTCCGCCTTCCTCATCTATCTTGGCTAGGTCTTTGTCGTTAGTGATACCAGCATTTACTAGGTCATCACAGTATCTAATTACTTGGTCTTTGTAATGGACACGCATCTCACCTACGCAATAGATACTGTATTCCCTGTCCTCATAAGTAAGGGAAGCGACCGCTTGGGTATCCCACCAAGTATAGAAAGCACTATCTTGGCGGTCTTTTCTGTGAGCATCATCGTCTAGTATTTCCAGCGTTACACCTTTGGGTAACTTGTATTTCATCTTAGACATTAGCGTTCTCCTCCTCTGCCCCTGCCCATATAGCCTCCACATTGACACTCCACGCATAGGAGTTGTCCATTTGATCCACTAACGCCCTCGCTTCCTCCTCAGAATTGGCTCGGACATAATAGGTTTCTGTCTTGCGTATCCCATACTCACGCATTGCTCGTTCTCTCCTCTCGTAGAACTTCCTCTGCTTGTTCGGTTATCGTGTCAAAGATTTCGTGGATTTCTGCCATTGGTATTGACTCCACTTTCTCGACAGTTTTCGCCCATTGTTCGGGTGTGATTTCTTGCTCAAGGTAATCTGTTACTGCTACCTTGTCGAAATACAGAACGATAATCTCCTCATCGTTTTTGTATTCCTCTAGTTCCTTTAGTAGTTTTTCCACCTTCATTTGCTTTCCTCCTCTTTTAGTTTTGCCACTAGGTCGTTCCAATACATCTTGGCTTGGTCGCTAATCTCTGCTTGATACCAGAGGCTAGTCATAGCCTCGTCTAATTCTTGTAATACGCTCACTTGCTTATCCTTTCTTTTAGGTATGTATGTGTGGCGCAAGGGCAGTTAGCCTCTAGGTAGTCTTGCGCCTTCTCGTAGGCGTTCCCCGTCAAGATCACGCCTGCCTCCTCCATAATTGTTTTAATATCTTGTAGTTCGCACTTCACTTGCCTCTCCTCGCTCTAATAGCCCATAAGGGCGGATTATTCTTTAGGTTTTCTAGTTCTTGTTTATGCTCATCGCATAAGGTTAGGTAATCGTTATCTAACTCGCACTCACAGGTCATCACTCGCCCACCTTCCACTTACTCAATAGCCACAACACCGCGCCGATTATCAGGGCGTAGGTAATGACCTGCCCTAATCCGTTGATCCAATTCAGAGATACGTTGAACATTATCGTTGCCCTCTCTTTGAGGGCTTTATTCCTAACGACTTACAGTTTTTACATTTTCCACAGGCACACATTACGCACCCACCTCTCGGTCTAGTTCGCACCCGTGACAGGAACAAGGGGCGAAACCTGCGAGGGCGTTATCCCACTCTTTCCGCGCCTTGCGTAGGGTGTCAAAACTCTCGCCCTCTCTGTGAATAGTTCCGTAAGGGCATAGCACTACTACCTCGTAATAACGGCTCGCGCCCTCGTATCCGTGACGGCTTGACACAATAACCGAAAGGCTATCTATCTCTCCGCCTCTATTGACGGGCTTGAAATCTGCGATACGAGATGAAAAGAATTTCATCGTGTCTTTGCGGAAGAAAAAAGTTCCCTGTTCCTTGCTTGGTATCTGCGCCTCGTGCCATATCTGCGCGGGGTATGTCGGGTAATTGCGACACCCATTACAGGTACAAGCAAACCGCGTTTCTGTGTTTCTCTTTCTCACTTTCTTATCCTTTCATAATTGGAGGCTAGTTCCTCCCCTCCCCATTAGGTTACGCTAACCTAACAGGAAAGGCAAGCACTAGAAGATACTAGAAACCGCGTTTAATACCTCTTTGTAGGTAATCTGCCCTTTCCCGTATTGGCGCACTATCGCCAGCACATCTTGATCCTCTTTTATTGTTTCTAGCACTAAGGCAGGGAAACTTTCCATATCTCCTGCTAGGCATAGAATTAGATTTTCCGCGCTCATTGGCTTAGACATTATCGGTTGCCCTTTCTTGATTTCAAGATGACTTTAACGGCGATTAGTCTTTCTTCATCTTCTTTAGTGTTCAAGAAACGCGAGATAGGTAACTCTAGGGCTTTCTTCATATTTAGTAGGCTGTGGGTAGTTTGGTTTCCTACTAGTTGTTGTGCTTGTTCTAGTGTCACTTCCTTATCCTTTCCGCTAGGTGTTTCCTAGCGATGAGAGAAAGATATACTAGGCTTATCTAACACACAAGAGGAAACTAGGAAATTTTTATAACGATTTGATAACGGAATAAGTCTAAAGTATTACTTGAAACCTGAGAATTGTCTGAGAAGATCCGACAATATAGGGCGCGGAATTGGTTATGACTAGCGGTTTATTAAGTAAAGAGATATTAGAAACAAGGCAGGGCAGGGGGCGCGATAGTGCCGAAGGGTTAGCAAGCCCTCACAAGGTTAGACGAACAACCGCTCTCAGACCGCTCTCAGGTAACTCTCAGGTAAGAAAAAACAGACCCCGTAGTGATAAAAAACGGGCGGGCGGTGACTGTACTCCCCAAATAAATATCTCTCCTAAATCGGGGGTGATCTGTCCGTTTTGTATATAAAGAAGCCGCGAATAAGGTGACTTTCGTCACATAATAGAGAAATGCGCTATTTTTTCTGCCTTATATATAGTAGGGAGCAAATGCGACCCAGCCCTAGCATTTGCGACCACAGAGGGCGCTGCGCTCACGCTACGCGCCCGATAACGGTTACCAACTTACCCCCTCGCTCCTTGAGGTCGCTTCGGGGCGCTAAGCCCCGCTGTGTGGTGCGTGGCACCACTTTTAGTGGGGTGTAATGTATCTACGCCCATCAGACTAGGATCTAATGACAGTCACACCTAATAAGACCAAAGAGGCAGACAAGGCTAAGAAGGTCATCCTCCAATGTATGGCAGAGGGTATGACAGTAGAACAAGCCTGTCAGGTGGCTGGCAAATCCATCAAGTCCTACGAGTACTATCGTAAGTCTGATGAGGTATTTCGTAGCCTAGCCGATAGAACCAGACTTGGGGCAGTAGAAAAGAACTTTGCTGACCAAGCAGCCCTTGGCCTAGATTTCGTTACCTGGCGCAAGAAGTATCTCAAGCAAGAGACATTTGCCCACCAGAAGAATTTGATAGATGTCATAGAAGGCCGTGAACCTTCCTGGTTCCACCCCGCTATGAAGTACGAAAAGGGTATCGGAGATAACCGTATCCTCTTGAACATTCCACCCAATCACGCAAAGTCCATTACCGTGACGGTGGATTATGTCACCTACAAGATTGTCAATAACCCGAACTTTCGGGTACTTATAGTTTCCCAAACCCAGCGTCTAGCCGCAGACTTCCTTTATGCTATCAAGCAGCGACTGACGCATCCAATGTACGAAGAACTACAGCAGGCATACGCCGCTGGGGTTGGGTTCAATACTAAAACCGCTTCTTGGCAGGCTACCCGTGTCACCTTTGGTGATGAACTCAGGGAATCCTCAGAAAAGGATCCGAACCTAGAAGCCGTAGGTATCGGCGGTCAGATCTACGGTAAGCGTGCTGATATGATTATCATAGATGACGCAGTAACACTTGCTAATGCCAATGACTTTGAACGGCAAATCAAGTGGCTTACCCAAGACGTTAGATCACGTCTCAACCCTACTGGTAAGTTGATTGTGGTAGGTACCCGTGTATCTGCCGTAGACCTCTATAAAGAATTACGTAGTCCAGACCGCTATCCAGGTGGCTTAGTTCCCTGGACCTATCTGGCTATGCCAGCCCTTCTTGAAACCCACGAAGATCATAACAAGTGGGTTACCCTCTGGCCTTACTCTGATATGGCCTTTGATGGACAAGACGAATCTGAGAAAACAGAAGACGGTCTCTATCCTCGCTGGAACGGTAAGCATCTCTATGCAGAACGTCAAGCGATGGATGCCTCGACGTGG